TTAATCGTTATCTTTAAGTTTAAATACTGTGATTATTGCAGTTATAAGACCTATTGCAAAAGATACTCCGTCATAAGCTAGGAGTCCAGCTATAACTTTCATTGCTTTTAATAGCCAGGTTACATTTTCACCAGATGATACAATCGCATTATCAATAGATTCATAAAGAATATTGAAAACTACATCTGATATTGCCCATGCCACTATTCCAAAAACAAGAACTTTAATTATTTTTATAACAGCTTCATCCATTGAAACACCTCTTGAATCTCACACGAAACTCTACAATATATCCTTAGATCTTTTTATATATTCGTGAATGTATAAATCCAATTTATCAATCCTGTTTACAACTTTTATGTTTTCAAATTCTTCAAGATAGTACTTAGTGAAAGCAAAGGCATCCAGTTCTATTTCTTGAGCTATGTAGTTACTACCATTACTATCCATGTTTGAACTATTAATAACTCCTTGTAGCTCTTTTTTCCATCTTTTGGAACGCTCATTAGAAAATAAACTCACATAAAATATTTGAAAAACATGTCTATATTCATGTGCGATACTTTTTGCACATTCCTCATAATCATTCTCAAACTTTTTATTGATAGCTACGTATTCCTCTTTTATATACAGTTTGCTATCATCAATCATTTCTTCAAACTTTATTACTAATGGATCAATACCTAGTTGATCAGCTATTCTTAAGCATAATGGTTTTATATCCAAGATTTCATTCCCCTTTGAATAATCTCATGTGATGTAGGCATTGCCTCGAGTCAAAAAAGTTAAAATATCAATATGTAAATTATATCATAAAAACTACTCTATTTGGACTGGAAATTAAAAAAACAGCCACCTCATTTGGCAGCTGTTTGCAACGTTGTTGTTAAACTTATTTTACATTAACTTCTTCGCCACTCTTGAATAAGAATGTTATTGATCTATCTTCATTAACTGTTGCTTTTTCAACTAGATAGTTCCAAACTTCTTCATCCCATTCAGATAGAACACTAGGTCTATTTGCTAAATCACTTATGAATGCTTGGATATTTTTTGACTGTGCTTTTTTATGTCTAATCGATTCTTCAATCTCATTAACTTTAGTATTTAATTCTTTGTATTCATTATCATATTCATCATACTTGGATTGGAATTCTTCTTGAGACATTGGAAAAGATGCATTTTTGTCTATAAGGTTTTGAACCAATACAACTATTTCATTTACTCTAGCTGTATGATGCTCTATTTCTTTTTCCATCTCACTTGTATCATCGAGTATCTTGATTATATCCTTACAATCAGAAATGACCTTACTTTTATCGCCCATGAACGTTGTGTATGCTTCAATGAACCTTGTAATGACATCATCTTCAGTAATTGTAGGCGTTTGGCATTTTGTGTGACTCTTGTTAAACTTGTCATTGCATTGGTAGACTTGTCTTCTATACTTGCTTGTTGAATGCCATACCTTTTGGCCATAGAAACTACCACAATGAGAACATACAAGTTTGCTTGAAAAAGCACTTTTACATTTGTAACTATTGCTTAGATTCTTTCTTCTAGCTAATTCAGCTTGTACTAATTCCCATTGGGTTGGGTCAATGATGGGATCATGATGTCCTTCAACATAAACCTGGTCAACTTCACCGTTGTTCTTTATGAGTTTTTGATCCAAGAAATCTTTAACATATGTTTTACAAATAAGTGCATCACCTTTGTACTTTTCATTAGTAAGAATACTCTCAATAGTAGATAATCTCCACTTTTCTTTGCCCATAGGGGTTTTAAATTCTTTTTCTTCTAAGAACTTCGCAATGTATGATAATGTCTTACCCTTCATGAACATTTTATATATTAATCTTACTACTTGAGCTTGTTGCTCGTTTATGACAAACCCCTTTTTTGGATCAGTTGGATGTTTATCATATCCTAAGAAATGCTTATATGCTAATGATGTGATACCGTCATTATATTTCTTTCGTTTACCCCACTTGACGTTTTCACTAATGTTTCTACTTTCTTCTTGAGCAATACTCGCCATAATTGTGAGCATTAACTCGCCACTCGATTCAAATGTATAAACGTTTTGTTCTTCAAAGAAAACCTCAACACCATGTGATTTCAATTCTCTTGTAACACTTATCGTATCTAAGGTATTACGTGCAAATCTAGTGACTGACTTGGTAACAATCAAATCAATTTTTCCATTTATAGCATCATCAATCATTTGATTAAAACCCGCTCTATTTTTACGATTTGTTCCTGATATGCCTTTGTCTGTGTAGATATCAACGTACTCCCAATCTTGCCTTTCAGCAATATACTTTTTGTAGTAATCCACCTGTGCATCATAAGAGCTTACTTGTTCATCTTGCAATGTTGACACACGGGCATAAGCTGCAACTTTTCTTTTATTTAGGGAATTATGAGGTAGCTGAGTTATTGGATTTATCTTCGATGGTATAATCGTTACTTTTGCCATTATTCACTACCTCCTGCAACGGTTTTTCGTTTCAATGCATTTAATCGTGCTTTTTCTTTCATCTCATCAGTCCAACTATCACTTCTTTTTGGAACATCCCAATTAACCTCTCTTTTTTCACCATTGTGCATATTGAAGATAAGTTTATTTCCATTTAAGATTTCAACCTGTGATACGAATTGGTCTAGTTTTTGAGTATCAAACTCTTCTAAGTTTAGAACTTGACATGTTGCTTTTTTTAACACATCTTCTCTAATTTGTTTTGAATCACAGTACGATTTCCCTAATTGCTCATACGTTGAGCATACCCAATATTCTAAATACTTGTTTTTCTTATGTTTATAACTTCTTCCGCAAACTCCACATTTAAGGAACCCAGTGAATGAATGAAGTGTAAAGGCTACTCTATGATTTCTTGGTAAGCGTTCTGCCCTAATTCTTTTTACATTTTCAAATTGCTTTTTACTGATTATAGGCTCATGATTGTTTGCTACATGAAACATATCCATTTCACCATAGTTGATCTTGGTTGTTTTAGTCAGATGATTTTCACGATATGTTTTTTGAAGAATCAAATCGCCAGTATAATTGTAGTTCGTCAATACACCTCTTACAGATGATCTATACCATAGATTGCCAAAGTAAGATTTAACTCCCATATCATTTAGCGTTTTTGCAATTTTATCATCGCCATAACCTTGTTCACATAGATTGAATATATGTTTAACTAACTCAGCTTCATCTGGTACTACTTCAAATTGTCCATCAACGATTTTGTATCCAAGACAATTCTTACCACCATAGATTTTGCCCTCATTAAAATTCTTCTTTACTCTCCACAACGAATTTTCTGAAGATACCCTTGATTCTTCTTGGGCATAACTTGCTAGTATGGACATCAACAGTTCTCCATCATTACTTAAGGTATGAATGTTTTGTTCTTGAAAGTAAACATCAACATTGATTTCTTTAAGTTCTCTGATTGTCTTGAGTAATGTTTCAGTGTTACGTGCAAATCTAGAAATCGACTTTGTTATGATGATGTCAATCTTTCCATCTTTTGCATCTTGAATCATTCTTTGAAAGGAACTACGCTTACTCTTAGTTCCAGTTTGAGCCTCATCAGAGTAAACGCCACAGTAAATCCAATTCTTGTTAGATTGAATATAGCTGCTGAAATAACTTACTTGATTCGACAAACTGTGCAGCATAGCATCCTTGTCAGATGAAACTCTTGTATAAGCAGCAACCTTTACCAACTTTGGAAGTTCGAGTTGCTTTGCTATTACTCTTATTTTTGCCATATTATCACTCCTTTTCTTGTATTATATTAATCACTCTAAAAGGGGATATTATCAAGTCATTTAAACGATATAAACTCGTTTCTTTTTGATTGTATTTTTTAGCCATTTTTTCTTCAATTTGAATGTAATCTTTCTCAGTGATTAAACCTTCTCTGGCCATTGCTCTAAGCTGAAACATAGTATTGAGATAATCAATTGAGTTTTTATCCATTGCTTCTATTCTCCATTCTATTTTTTAAGAAGCAATCTCGTGAACAATATTTTCTTTTCAAACTTTGGTAAGTTGAAAAACTCGTGTGACAATGAAAACACTCAACAAGATATTCTGGTTTGCGATTAATTTCAGCTTTATTAGATTTCCAATAACTCATTCTACATTCATCAGAACAATATTTCTTTTGTCTATGACCTTTTGTTTGTTTTAGTTTTTTATTACAGTGTAAGCAAAGCAATGATTGGTTAGTCATTGTCTTACAAAATGAGCTGACTGTACTTTTAGGTAGATTTAGAATTTGAGCAATTTTCCCATAACCACTACCTTCTAATCTTAATTTTCTTATTTGGTCTTTATCATGATTTGTCATAAAGATTACCTCCTTCAACATATGGAGAAATAAGGCATCTTTTGACCACCCTCTATATCAATTATTTTTCAGTTAATCTGTTAGTTCAAACTTTTTTTATCGTTATATTGTTGATTTTCCACAATTCTATGACCATATTAAGTTAATATAAATAAAAAAAGTAGCATAACAACCGGAGTGGGTACCGAAGTGTTACGCTACATAATTATTATATCAAATTTATACATTTAAGTCAATTAAAAATGGCTTTATATGGCTGTAAAAGTCATTTTTATTTTGATTTATTAATTTGGTTAGAAACATCTATAATTGATTCGATAATACCGTCAATAGTACCTAGATCTATTGTTATCTTTTGATCAAGCAGAAACTGATTTATATTTGAGATCACGTATTTCTTCTTTTGATCGCCTTTAGTATAATTCTTTTCTGCATCAATACAAAGCTTTCTAATTTGCTCTTCAACTTTGATAAACGTTTCATAGTAAACTTTTGCTTTCGAGTTTTTCTTTGACCAGTAGCCTAATCCAATAGATACAAGTGAAAGTATCACACTGATGATGGTCGTTATTAATTCTGTATTATTCATCTTTCTTATCCTCACCTTTACTTAGCACTTCAAGTGCATTTTTAATCATTCTAGGAACAGGTAATCCTGCAAGCGTTGAGTTTTCTAGGATACTTACTCCTTCCATCGATATGAAGGCTATCACAGCTCCATCTCTTACAAGATTCGTACTTAATACAATATCTAGCTGTTCAGCTAAAGCAACTAAAAACAGAATGAATATTTTCTTGGCTAGTCCTTTAATACCGGCTTCACTACTCACTCTGCCATTTTTTGTTTTACTACTCTTCTTAAATACGATTGCTAAGATTAAACCAGATAGAAAATCAATAATCATGAAGATTATGAGTGCGATTAACAATTTATCAAATCCTCCAAATAGGTATGAGGCTAAGGAACCTAAGGATCCTACAATTGTTAATATTAAGTATTTAACTTTCACGTTCTCAAACCTTCTCTAATTGTAATTATTTCATCAAGATATGTTTTTAACTGGGTTAAGTGTTCTGGTGTGTTCAACTCTTTATCCCAGTTTTTCTTATGTTCAAACACTTTGTTCAACCACACCTCATTTAGGTTGACATCGTATTTTCCTGTTTCTAAGTACTTCTCTAAAATACCCCTAATTCTAATAATGTGATAGCTTCTTTTGACTATCACCTTTTCAATATTTATCAGCTGATTAAAATACTCGATAACTGCATCCAAATATTGTGGCAATACATCTTCAAACTTCAAGGCTGTGATACTGTTATATTCCGTCTGATAACTTGGATTTAGATAGATCAGATTATCTGCCATGTTGATCACATCATCAGAATGAATGAGGTTATAGAGCGGTAGTGTATCGTTCATAGACTGTCTTTGTAAGAAGTTCTCATATCCATAAGCGAATATATCAACACCTTCAATTGAAGCATGAATGATGCCATTAAAATTACTTAAAACAACCGTTAAATCTGTGTCAGACTTCTGTTGCTTCGTCTTGTAGTTATCTGAACCGCAGTAATAAATAAACATCACTTCATTCATAGCAAACATGTTCACAACGATTTCTGTCAGCTTGCTGTTAGTAAACTTTCTAGGCATCATACATCCTCCTCTACTTCTATATCATCAGTCGATTGTTCAAAACCCTCAACGTTTTCTTTTAGCCAAAGATATGCAATACCTCTTGGATCTTCGTTGATGAATAAATCAAAATCAACATCAGGCACTTCAATATCTACGACTTCTAAGGGTTCACAATTATCGAACCTTTTATCCTTTGAAATGTAGGACGCTACACAAAGTAATATCTTTCTATTTCGATAATTCATGTTGATGCCGATGATACGATGATAACTAACATCAACACCTACCCTTGATTGTAAGTTTTTAATTATTGCCATTTTAATTCCTCCTCTTATTAAGAGCCATATACTTTGACTCCATTGACCGTTTCATTTGTAATTTGACTCCCATTTAGCGAGTTTGATGTGACTTTACTTCCATTTAATGTAATCAGTTCAGTAGCACCAGATGAACCAGTGATAGTGATAGTTCTTCTTGTTGATCCTGGGGCTTTAAAGAACACTTCAACATAATACGTTCCTGGGCTAACCCCAGAAAATGAAACACTATAAGCCATGCCACTTTGTAAATCGTTGATGTCATCATAATATAAAGACTTTACATAAGTACCACCGGTTAGTGCATCATACAAACTTAAAGAAAAACCAGGAAGTGAAAACCCACTGCCTGATAAAGTAAAATTGATGACTAATCCCACATTCCCTGTGTTTGCTGCACTTGTAGGACTTATACTATGGATGGTTAATGTATAAGCCATACTAGTTAACCAACCAAATACGTTCTAAGTAAACAGCTGTTGATGTGTTCGTAGTCCATGCGATTGATGTGCCACTAAAGTTTCCAATCAAATGTCTTAAATATCCAATCGTCATCGTATTTGAGAGTGAGTTTGAAACATATGCTTTGAATGAATGTGTTTTGAAATATTGGCCATCGAAGGTAGTCCATGAATAAAGTCTATCGTATGTTGGACTTGCTGATGTTGTGCTATTCGTACCCATCCTACCGTAAACAATATGTGTTTCATAAGAATCTGTGGCTGTAACGGCTCTAACCTCAAACGCTAGGATCTTATCATATAGATTAATCGATCTATTGAGCGAAATGTTATTAACTGTAATGGTCGTAGGTATCGAAAGATTACCCTCATATAGCAATGAGAATCCACCACCTATTTTAATAACACTACTGTTACCTCTGATGTATAATTCATTATTTGTTGTATCGAAACCCATCTCACCAACTTGAGTCAAATGGCTTGTGGTTGGAACCGATGTGCCTCTTTTAACTCTGATGATTGCCATTAATATGTTCCGCCATCAATAATAGATGTTGGTGTGAGTACTTTTGTTTTATCTATACCGATGTAATAAAAAGTTTTAACTGGATTATAGTTTGTATCCTGAATACTATGGAGTACTAATCCATTATCAAGAACTGATGCATCGAATGATGCCTTTGTCGTATCGAACTTAGCACCTACACCTTGCATCAAGGCAACATTCTTCACATTAGCAATCTTTGTTCTTTGGTCATCAGTTAAGTGAAGATTACTTGATACGTGTGCATTATAAGTAGATGCTGCAACACCACCAAGCTCAGCTAAAGTAATGACAACTGCACCTGTTTTAGAGTTAACACTTGTTACAGGGCTTACAGCTGGAATAATTGATGTTGGAAGTTTTCCATCTGCACCAATTAAAGGTACCGTACCATTCGTTGTACCTGTATTCTTTTTGGAAGCTGTTCCAAGTCCAAGTGCACTAATCTTTGAATCCATCGTAGCTTCAGCATTTGCTTTACTTGCAAACTCAATATAGTCATTACTCGTTAATGGATTTGCACTTGAACCAGTTTTATCAGCTTTTGATATATAGAGATTCGTCCCATTTAAATCGATTAAAGGTTCACCGGCTTTAATCGTACCTGCTGTTCCCACAATAGGTCCTGTGCCAGCAGATGTTCTTCTTTTAATTTGTATAACTGCCATTTTTTATTTCCTCCTTAGAAACGATATACGATGACTCTGTTAATTGTATGAGTCGTTGAGCCACATGTAAAAGTTGTATTGCCATTTTGATATGAAACAAACATCGAATATGTAATACCATTGTATGTGTATGCTACCGAAGTACTAGATCCTATGATTTCAAAAATCAAAGGTCCAGGAAGGTTTACTACTGTTCCATTGCTTAATACAATCATGATGAATGCTCTCATTAAGTCATTTGAATAATAATTACTTATTCGATAAACACCTTGAGAAATATATGTCGGATTAATGATGATTGGTGATGTTTGATTTCTAATCTTTTGTTCAAGGTTATAGACCAAACTATCAGCATTTAGCAAAGTTTGTCTATTAAACTGGTTATTAAGTGTTACTGAAGTGGTTGTTTTTGAATAGGCACATAGTGCAAACTCATACTGACCTTGACCACTACTTAAATCATTTTGAACTAAGTTAGGATAGGTAGATGCTTGTTCTTTGGTATAGATTGATACCTCATTACTTGTTAAATCGACATTTAAAACGACATATCCAAGTCGATTTGCATTTGGTGTTACGATGACTTGGGTATTATTTTCGATATAGATTAACCTACCTTGAACCATGACATAGCCATCCTCAAATGTGATAGTATTATTGGCAAGTGTATAAAACACACTATTCCTACTACCTAAGAGCACTCCTGTTCCAACTGAAAATATAAAGTCATTTAAATCTGCATCATGTTTTGATGTGACGCTTGCACCATCAAAGGTTATTTTTTGAACTCCCATTAAAACTCTCCTCCATCTAAATCAGAATATCCACTATTATTCACTGTGACATTCCCTACCTTACTATTTACGTTTTTGCTTAATATTTGAATCTTCTCAGTCAGTTTCAAGCGATACTCACCAAGTGTGATGGTTGCAACTTCAAAAGTGTTCACATACTTAATACCGGTAACCAATGAATCATAGCGTTTGCCTTTATAAATAAATTCAACAAAATCACCAATATCTAATGTTCTTAAAACATCTAACGAGTGATTCTTTTTTTGGATCATAAAACTAATTTGATGATCTGTTTTATCGACACTAAGAACTGAACGAACTTTCGTGTCTAAATCCAAGAAGTCATTATCAGAATAAGTCTCAACTTTTGATATCACTTTTGGATACCTTAGATTACTTGTATTGTCTTTGGTTATAGTGCCATCAGTTAATAGATAATAGATAACTGTATCTTTAAAGAATAAGTTACTCGTTTTTGGATAATAGATGGCTTTATTTGTGCTTTCTTTACTTGAATCGTTGATGATTAAGTCTTCTAAGATAAGACTATCTGCTTTTATCTTTAATCCTCTTGTCACATTAACAATTCTGATTAAAATACCGCTAAAGCTACCAGCGTTAAATACCACTTCATGTTTGATATAAACGCCATACATCCGGTTAGCCAGTTCCAAAAGTTCATAAATTGTCATGACTTTATCCGCATCAAAAACAAAACTACCCAGCTTCGATGTTTCCACACTGATACTTAGGTAGTTTAAGTTTTGTTTGGTGTCACTGTTTTGAAGATACGTTTTTCTAATGATTTCTTCTATATAGGTTGCAACATTACCGTTAAAACTTTCGACTAACACCTCAACTTTGAATAGCTCTTTAAAATCAACACTGGCAATAACAAGATGCGTTTTTTCATCTTCGATATTTTCTACGATACCAAAGTAACCACCATCTTCTTTTACATAAACATAATCACCAACTTCAACATTCAGTTTGCTTTTGTTAATCTTGAAATGGGATTTTTGTGTAATGACAATGTCATGTATAATTTCAAACTCATCACCAATATAAGCATGATCTTTATATGTGAAATTCAAGTGATCTAATATAATCAAGTCCATAGTAATCACCCCAGATGATATTCAAAGATATGAACTTTACATAACGTATCTGCCATCACACCAGATTTAAACTCTAATGTATTCCTACCTGGTTTTAACTCGATAAAATTATCTTTCTCAAAATCCTGGTATGCATAGATATCTGTTTCAATGTCATTCTTAATCATTTTCAAATACTTATTGTCTGCTACGGATGATATTTGAATTTTGACATCTTCTTCAACTAAGTTCAGTCTTAGACTTGAGACCAATGTTCCATTTTGAATCACATTAATTTCTGGATGATCAACCGATCCATTCATTTCAATAATCACATTCGCATTAAACGAACCACCAACATCAATCGTCGTTCGTCCTTCTTGTGTGATTTGATACGTATAAGCATATGGATAAGGATAAACCTTACCATCAAGCACTTCAGTTATATCAATGATGATTTGTCTTTCTTTAATCCAATAACTCTTTTTGTTCAACGTAATTTCACAGCTTAGTAATCCGGCTTTTATCTCTGTTTTGCTTAATGAAACCACGTCAACGTGAACATACTTTATGTCATTGGAAACATAGTATAGTTTCAAATTATCTCGACCTTGATTTAAGTAGTCGATAAATCGTTGATACCCTTGATACCCATCCATAAAATTGAGCAGTCCACTTATTTCTGTTAAAGGCGTTTCTCTTTTGACCGTCTTATGGATATGTCCATATTTCAAGTACGTCATATTAAGTTGAAAACCTAATCCTAAAACATTCGATAGTAAGACACCACTGTGATACTTAAAATGGAATTGTTGGCCATGTTCATTCTCTAAGTAAAATCTTCTTGTCATATAAACTTACCACCTAACGCTCTGTTGATTGAATCAATATCGAATGTGGATGCCGTTGTATTGATGGTGATTGCATTATTTGTTGTACTCTTATTGGATGTTTGGTTACTTGTATTCGAAGTCTTTTTCAGATTAAATGTATCGCTGAACCAACCGCCAACCTTACCGAATATGCCACCGACCTTTTCTTTGGTGTTATTAGCAAAGTTAGAAACCCCATCGACGATATTGTTTGCGACATCTGTTACACCTTTAACTGCACCACCCGCAAAGTTTGATACCGTATCAACAACATTTGAAGCAATACCTGTGACTTTATCTGCTACACCGCCAACGAAGTCACCAACTTTTCCTGCTACATCTCCGATAAAATTACCGATACCCCCGACAACATTTCCAATCGTATCACCGATGCCACCTAAGGCACCACCAACAACATCACCAACACTACCTGCAAAATCAAATATTTTTGTAAAGAATCCAATAATCGTTTCTAATATGTCCAATATCGGATTTAAAATGAACTCTAATGCTTTAAATGCAGGAACTAAGATTGCTTGTAAAACATTACCAACAATTTCAATGAGTGGTGAAATCATTTCAAAAATATCGCCTAGAAATTCGAGTTGTTTAATCATTGGAGCTAAGATCATATCGATGATCGGCACTAATATGTCAATAAGTCTTGTGAATATATTGATAACTATCTCAAGGATAGGCATTAATGCATCCATTAAAACTTCAATTATCTTCATGATAGGTTCTAGGAGTCTCATAAAAGTCTCCATGAGTTTTTCTAATAATTCTTTGAACTTTTCGCTACGCATCAAAGCCATAACCACAATCGCAATCAAAGCACCAATACCTAAGGTTGCTGCATTAATACCAATACCAGCGATAGCACCAGCTGCACCGACACCTTTTAAAGCAACAGCTACTATCTTTAATATCGGACCAACTTTACCGATGATGGTTAATACGGGTCCAACGGCAGCTGCAAGTCCAACTAAAAAGCCTATCAGCTGTTGTGTACCACTACTAAGATTTGTCCACCATGAAATCATGTTACTAACTGCAGGTATGAGTTTATTCGTGATGGCTTCAACAACATTTTGCATAGCAGGAACAAGTGCCACAGCAAGTTCAACCGAAAGTGCTGTTGTTGATAATTTTAATCTATCAAGCGAGTCATTAAATGCACCTGTTGTTTCAGCTTGTTCACTTGTGATAATACCAAGAGCTCTTGCTTGTTCTCTTAATTCGTTGATGGCTTCTGATTCCATATTAAGCATTGGAAGTAGCTCAGAACCTAATTTATCACCAAATAAGTGGTTAGCAAGTGCAGTCTTTAATGATTGATCTTCAACTTTCGATAAGGCATCTCTCATTATCTCGAAAGCTTCACTCGTGTCTTTACCTTCTAATTCTTCCATTGAAATGCCAAGTGCATGAAGCGGACCTGCGATATTTTTAACATCACCTAAGGCAATATCAGCTAGAATTGAATTCACCTTAACAAAGGCACCCTCTAAACTACCGGTTTCTGTTCCAGCGATAGTCGCTACGTGATTCCACTCTTGTAGAGCTTCAATAGACATACCTATTTTTTGAGCAGTATCATTTAGGGCATCTGCAGTATCAGCACCTTTTTTAGCAAGTGCACCTAAAGCAGTCACAGCTCCTAAAATTGGAACCGTCAGACTTTTGGTTAAGGTACTACCAACCTTTGCGATATTGTCAAACTTAGCATTACCTAAATCTTTAATCTTTGATTTTGTTTTATCGAGTTCGTTATTAAGTCGTTTTACTTCAGATTCACTGTAAGAAACATTGCGTTGAACTTTTCTAAATTCAGCATCTGAAGTTGTGCCCAGCTTGAGCCCTTGTTTAGCCTTTTCTAACGCTTTATTTTGCGTATCTAAGCGTCTTTTAGTCGTTTCAAGCATCTCATTCAACTGGGTTTGTTTCTTACGCCAAAGCTCTACATTTGAGCTGTCGTACTTTAGGTTTGTATTAATGGCACGGAGGTCTTTTTGCTGTTCTTTGAGCTCTTTATTAATCTCTTTTAGTTCATTGTCAAGATCCTTGCCATCAAGACTTAACTTAATATTAATACCTTTGATTGTCTCTGCCATTATACTCACCTACCTTTATAATAAGAATAAATCTATGTCTCTTTGAGTTGCTCTTTTTGTTTGTGGTTCATTGGATAGTGTTTTGACCTCGAGCTCAATCAGCATTGCATATACATCAATATCGAAGTACTCTGTATCTTTTATTGAGATGCCAAGATGAGCAAGGTTATAAATGATATTAGCGGTTGTGTTCTGCTCATCTTGTATTTCTACTTTGGGTCTTGTGTACCTTCATTACCGCCTAACATTAAGGTGATTGTATTTGAGATATTCTCAAGTTCTTTCACATCCGATAAGACACTAAAATCCAAGTCCATCAAGAACTCATCATAACTCTTTTTTGTGTATGGCTTATGCAAAATATAGATGATTCTAAAAAGAATATCGATGACTAATGCTGCATCCGTTTCATCTTTATTCAAGTTTTCAAGCTTCTTAATATCACTGAATAACTCAGTTCCAAATACACTACGATACGAGATAATAGTAAAAAGTGAAGACCTTAGTTTAAGATCCTCACCTCTTAGATTAATTGTTTTTTCCATACTACACACCTATAACAGGTAAAGTTGGAACTTGTGCAAAGAACTGTTGATAATTTGTGTCACCAAATTTTGCAATCGTTCTAATCACTGATACATTGCCAACCTCAATAGGTCTTGCTGTAATCGTAATACTCACTGCATTTGGTTCGATTGATTCTGCTTTTGTTTTAGTCGCATCACTCACTGGACTTGCAGTACACAAGAAATACCAAATACGTCTTGATTTCACATCACCTTGAATCTCATATCCAAGTGCGAACGTTTTGGTTCTATGATTAACAATCTCTACTAGATTGCCATTAGAATCTCTTGCAAACCCTAAAATATCCACTTTGAAATCATCGTCAAGTTCTGTTAACTTTAAGGTGATATTGGATCCACTACTTGAAGCTAAAGTTGCGACAATTTTATCATCTGCATAAACATCTGTTTTACCTGCAATGACTTCTGCACTAAGTTCTTGAGCTCCGTGTAGTTTTTTAGGTGTGCCAAAGTCCCAAGTATCATCTTCGGTTGGTGTTGCAATTGCATAATGGACGTTCTTAAGTCCAAATGTTACTTTATTGCTCATTTTTATATTCCTCCATCTTTATTTCATAAATTCTATAAATGCCAGTATCACTTACTGAATATTCACTAATCATTCTAAAATCAATACCTGCGTTTTGTAATACTTCTTCTAAACTAGATTCAATCGACGTATCTTTTGTTTTGGTAACAAGCGTAATTTGAATCGTCACTTGCCTAATTAAATACGAATCATCCGCATAGACCTTTGGATTTTTATTCAATTCCTGGTAGACAATAAAAGGTGGTTCAGCATTATCAGTTACATAAAGCGCATAATGAACATGTCCTGGTAATACTTGATTTAGGAGTCCATAAACGTATGTTAATCTTTCTTTAGTTCCCACGTATAATCCTCCTGATATCATCCAGCATTTTTGGTGTAAAGTAGTCAAATGCAGGTCTCATGAACGGTCTTGCTGCTACATACTTTCCATTCTTATGTTGAAAACCAAATTCAATCAAGTGAACCAATCTACCTTTTTCTTTTGCATGGATAACAATAGTTTTCGTGTGACCTTCACCAATGTCAGTCTTTATAAACTCATCGGCCATCGCACCTTTTCTACCACTTCTTGGTGTATTAGAAATGACATACTCTAGTATCAAGGTTGCAGTTTCATCAAGTTTTTGTTCGAGTTCTTTTTTAACTGATTCTGCATATTCTGATACTTCATGATTAATTTGATCGACAAAGTCATCAAGCGTAGCCATTTATATCACTTACCTTTATATTCGTTTCCATCAAATAAAGTTCTAAAAACTGTCCTTGAAGATATGTACGTTCAATTTGATAAATCAAATCATCAATGATTGCATACTTGCTTCCGTCATACAAGAAGCTTTGAATCTTAAGTGCCATGTCTACTTTGTATTCGTTCTTCTTACTTTCATAATACTCTTTAGAAGTTACTGACTTTGAAATGCCAATGACTTCTTTTTTAGAAATGAAACCATAACCTTGATTGCCGATCTCATCTTTAACTAATGTGATCTTTAATAAAGTCAGTCGAATATTAGGACTACTCGGAAACATGATAATCACCACTTGATAACGCTAATTGATTCAAGAGCATATCAAAACTCTTCGGTAAATCTTTAACTGAACCATCTGCTTTAAAACCGAAGAAGGTCTTGCAGTAAATAACCACTAGCGAATGAGCTAACGGATGGTTCTCGACAACTGTTGGTGTAATCCCTGTAGTTACGAGTAAGTTTTTACATGCACTGATATGATTATTTAATTCATCATCCGCATATGTTTCACTGATTGGAATCAATAATGATTTTTTTACTGTATCAAGTAGTCCCATATTCTAACCTCTATTCTAGTCTTGCTTAGGCTTTCTTTTTAACTCTTAAGAAGCCTTTATATCCTACAACGTTACCGCCTGTAAATACGGACGCTTTGTAGCAAATGATGCCATCTTTAAACTTGTAATCATTAGACTTGCTAATCTCAACAGGTGAGAAAATAGGCACTTCATAATTGAGTAAGGATCCATATGCAAGACCATATTCTCCAGCTGCAGTGTTTGTATCTGATATAGCCTTACAATGAGAATTAATGATATATGGAATACCATCAATCGTATTGTTGATGTAATCAATCGTGTGTACTTTTCTACCTTCTGCAGTACGCAAGCCAGCAAATGCTCTTAAATCATTCTTGTTAAGGATTAAGTATGCTCCACCTTCGACTTCTTCATCACCACCATAAGCAAAGATGATATCATCTAAGGTTGAGTCGGTAATCGATGTGATTTCTAAATCAGCAGTATCCGATAAAGCGATTGCCTTATCACTAAAGATTCCTGTGAATGTATTGGATGTACCTGGACCTCTTAGGATTTGTTCACTAATCTTCTTTTTAAGGGATAGATTAATGTTCTTTAAGACCTCAGCTTGATATGGTAAGTTTGGTAGTTTTTCTAACTCTTCAGTGATTTCTGTATAAGCAGTAACTTTCACCTTAGTGATTGTTAAATAACCATACTCTGGTTCTGTTTCTGAATAAGGTTCACCCTCTCCAGTTAAACCAGCAAT